TGTGTGATGGTGCTCCGATCCAACCGGAAATTAGGTAAGAAGCGTGTGGTAGTGCGGCGGTCGCGGCTTTGATGATGTCTTCGCCAGCGTCATCGTCGACCCCGAAATTAAATTCCTGTCGTACGTCGAAACGACACACAAGTCGATACTCTTCCCAAACTGTCCGCGTTGTGATTATTCGAGTACGTGGTTGAAACGTGCGAGAATAATTTGGACCCGGTGTCCCATTCTCTGACTCAATAACGAACGCTCCGAAAGGAATGGTGACGACAGGATACGACCACTGAAACTGACCTGCGATTAGTTGTTCCGTTATGGTGTCAACGGTCTCGTCAGTGGTCACGTCCGTGTTTACGAGCGTTACATTTGCGCCGCCTGGCACTCCGTCGACCCACGTCTCAGTTGTCTGAGTCGTCAATGTTTCGATTCTTATCCGCGTGCGAATTTTAGAAAAACACCGCGATTCGACTGGTTTGAAAATGTCGGGAAACATCGTCTGTTGAAGCACCCGGCATCCGCAGCAAGTGTTGTCCGGTGAGAGGCTGTTGGGCATTGTTTTTTAGCAGTAAGCGACGTCGGGCTCGATGCGGCCGCAGATGATGCGACATTGAACGTAGGTCACGGATGCAGCGATCGCTCCGCCGTGATGCATCACTCTAATCTGCGAGGGCGACACCGTCACGTCGGTCGCTGCACCGGTCGTGGGGTGCATATAGGCTAGCGTGCATGTTGTCGTCGACGGCGCGGCGTACGTACCGGTGGCGATGCCACCGCCAGGGACCTTTGCTAAGCAGTGCCCGCCGTCGAATCCGTCGACGTCACACAGGCACAGCTTGGCGTCGCCGGTTGAACGAGCTCCTAGGATGCGTACGGGGCCAAAATAGCCGCTTTGCAGCTTGTTGTTGGTTACGACTCGAGCGCGAGTGTGTGCGATGTCGATGACTTGGACCGGCAACACGTATTGACCGCGAATGATGGCAGGGCCGATCGCGTCGACGGCTAATGGCTTCAGCAGGATCGCAACGCGGCTCCGGTGCGCGGCATTGTTTTCCGGATCCGGTTGCACGCCCGCAAACGCAAGTGACTTGACGTAGGCGGGCGCGGTGTCGAGCAGCAACGTAGATCCTAGGGCCACGACGTCGAATTGCTTGCGGGCTGCGCCAGTGGTGTTTTTCACCATGATGACGCCGTCGACACGTTTTAGGGTTTGCGTGGTGAACGACAGTGCATCGAGCGTAAATGCTTCGCCCGCCCCAAGCATCGCGTTCCACTCATTCGCGCGGAACTCGACGTCATCACCGGCTTTGACTCGTTGAAACGACATTACGCCACCGGGTAGTTCGTCGACGGGTCGCTCAGCCCGAGCGAGCTGAAGGCCAATCGTCGATAGACTTGAGCAACGTACACGCCGATTGGTTTTGAGGTAATGCCTTTGGCGTTGGAGGCAGCATCTTCGACAGGCTTCGATTCGATCCACAGGTAGTCATGCCCTGGCTTGGCGATGCCCGTGATGTCACCGATAGTCAGGTCCGCGAGGTTGGGCGAGACCGCAAATCGGAACTCGACCTCTCGCTCACCTTTTGCGACCGTACCATTGCTGAGAAACGCAAACGGTTGCGAACCGCTGGGACCAAGGAATAGCACTTCGCCCGGTTCAAAATGACAGAAGGTATCGGAGTTGACGGTACCCGTGGCCAAGCAGATTTGACGCAACCAGGGCAACGTAATAGTTGCGCCCTCAAACTTTTGCGACAGCGAAAATGACAATGCGGGGATGACTACGTCGACGCCTTGGGCTTCGCCGTCGCGTACGTCGATTGCTTTGCCGTGATCGGGTGCGTTAGCGCCGTACTTAGTCTGCTCGAACGCGTGACGCGTTAAGATTTTTCCGCCCGTGCCGTCAAACGTAAAGGTGATTTCACCGATCTGTTTGGGTTGCTGGCTTGAGTTGGTCGATTCCGGGGTAATGAAGTCGAGCGACCCTTCCCAGGTGCCATCCGCGACTTCGTCTAGGTCCAGCGAGTCCGCTACCACGAACGCCAGGCCGTGCAGTATCAGCGGCGTAAGATTCGCTGCGTTTATAATCGCAGTCGCGGCTTCATCCTTGTCGTCGGTTCCAGTGACCATGTACTGCTGGTTAAAGGTATTGCCCTTTCCAGCGCGCTCAAGATGCAGCTTTTGGCCGATCGATTCGAAAACGTCGATTGTGTTTGACATGTTAGTTGCCTTTGAACTTTTGGCCGCGTTGCTTGCCCACGGCTTTTTCGACGCGGCCAGTCGCTTTTACATTTTCTTCGGCAGCGACGGCGGTGCGTTTTTGAAAGTCATCCTTGGCCGGAGCCAGGCGACCAACCGCGAAGCCGTCTGAGGTGCCTGTCGTGGTGAGTTTGGTCAGTGCGTCACCCGCTCCGGCAGCTCGATTCGCGGCCTCGGCCAGGAAGCCCGCGAACATCGCGAGCTGTCGGTTTGCCGCGTCGAGATTAAGCTGGCCATTGCTCACGAGTCCGGCTAACCGCTGTCGCTCTTCGTCGAAAAACGCCTTGCGTTTTTCCTCCGTGTCAGCGGTATCCATAAAGGCGTCGCGAGACTTTGTTACGGCGCGGTCTTTCGTTGTGCCATCGATCGCACCGGCATTTTTAAGCCGGAACACTTCCGCGAGCTCATCGTTTAACACTTGGAGCGGTGTACGAAGTGATTCTCGCAACGACTCTCCGTCTCGCTTGTCGTCTGCGTTGTCGCTTGCTTGCTTGGTTGCGATTTGTGCCGCTTTGAGGGCGTCGAGCTGAGCTGCCGTCGCCCCGAGTTGCGACAGCTTAAAACGCTCGGCCACTTCCGCGCCTTGTTCCAAAGCGAGGCGCTCATCTGCGAGAGCCGTTAGCCGCGCAGTCATGTCGGCTTGCATGTCAGCAGCCGCCTTGGCCGTGATCGCGGCGTCATAGGCTTTCAGTCGTGCGTCGCCTACGCCGGCCTCGGCAAACGCCAAACGCTTTGCGGCGTCAGTCCCAAGCGAGGTTTCCTTTGCTTCTTTTTGCAGCGCAGCGGTTCGTTCTTCGATCGCCGTAATGTTTTCGTCCTGCAATGTCTTGCCACCGCCACTGATGCTGTCCTCTTTCAGCCGATCGCTCTGCGATGGTTGCCGGGCGGCCAACTTTGCCTGAAGGTCTGCGATCTCAGTCTTGGTCTGGTCGGCATTGCCGCTCTGGTCCGTTGTGGCTCCCTGATTTGCTTTGAGCTTTTCGGCGGTCGCAGTGAGTGATTTGATGCGATCCTCAATCGCTTTTACTTCTTGCGCGTCGCGTTGTGCCAGCTCTGCTTTTAGCTGTGCGATTTTTGCCTGGTTTTCAACATGCGCGGCCTTGTCGACGACACTCATGCCTTGCGTCGGATCCTCCGGTGCTTTTTCCGCTTCAGGCTTTTTCGTCGCCTCATCCTTAAGATTTTGAAGGCTGTTTAGCTCAGCCTGCTGATCGGCGAGTATCTTTGCGGACTTGGTTACCTGCTCTTGCTCGGCCCGCATTTCCGCCAGCTTTTTGCGGCTTGCGTCGGCATAGTTACCGACCGTGTCCACAACGCTGCCCAGCCCTCCGCTCAACGCATCAGCCAGAATTGACGCCAGCGACTTACCGCTTGTAAGCGCAGACATCAACAGCGACGGAATCGAGCTGAAGATGTCCCAGAGCGTCGAGATCAGCGACTGTCCGAACGCAATTGCGTCACCAATAAAGTTTGCCTTGAAGGTTTGAAATTGAATAAGCATTCCTTCCAAGGCAGTCAGAAACGCTGCCTTGATGCCGGCCCATGCAATTGCGAACGCTTGCGCGTAATTGCCATTCGTGACCGCCGCCGCGATCCCTGCAAACGTGTCTTTTGCGACGCCCAACAAGCTTGCCATAGTGGCCTTCGCAGTTTCCCAATACTTCGCGAAGATTCCAGCGCGATTGGCGGCTACGCCCAAAATGGCGGCTACGGCCGCAATCGCAGCAACGATCAACAAAGCTTTAATGATGAATGGAGCAAGCGGAATCAACACCAGTTTCCACGCGCCACCGTATGCCGCCAATTTTGTGATTACGCCGCCTAAACCGCCGCCCATCAGCTTCATCGCGCCGACTGTGGCAAGCGTTGTTTTCGGCATTAGCGCGGACGAGGCATTGAACGCCATCACGGCAGTCCGTAGCGACGCGGTTGTGCCTGTCGTCGCAGCCATGGCGCCGCCTAGCAGTAGCGTTGCAACGTACATGGCTTTCGTGATTGCTTGCGCTGCTACCATTGCAACGCTAAAACCTCCGATTGCCATCCCGGCCATTTTTGCGCCCGCTCCAACTACGATCATGGCAGCGCCAGCGGCGACCATTCCGGCGGCCAGCAAAGCGGCGGCCGTCACTGCGGTCTTGTTCGCTTCGATCCACGATGTCACGCTCCCGAGTACGCGCGAAAACGCGTTAGCGATACCCATGACAGGGCCTTCGATCGTTTTGCCAACCGCGTTAGCAACGCCTTCGACCGCAGATAGAAAAATTCGAAAGGATCCACCAAGCCCAGCGTCCATTGCGGCGGCCGTTTTAGCTGCGGTGCCAGTGGCTCCTTGCAATTCCTTTGCTAAGGCAACTACGTCGGTTGAGGCATTGCCAAGCACACTAGCGGACGTGATGCCCATCAATCCAAATGCCTCTTCCATCTTCGCGACCTGTTGTTCAACAGGCAGCCCGGAAACTGCTTTGCCGATCTCATCCATGATTTGGATCAGCGGCTTAAGTTTTCCAGCCGGATCCACATTTTCAATCCCAAAGATTCGCCGGAGATCATCGCCCGTAGCTGCAGCAATTACTGACAATCGCCGTAAGGCGGTACCGGCGTCTGACCCCTGGATTCCAACATTGCCAAGCGCTCCCAAAATCGCAACAGTATCTTCCAGGTTCATGCCCAGTGTCTTGGCGACTGGACCCGCGTATTTGAGCGATTCCCCCAACCCTTCGACTGTGTTAAACGTAGCATTTGCGGCATACGTCAACACGTCAGCGACTCGCGTTGCCTCCGTTGCCCCAAGCCCGAATTGGCGAAGTGATGCCGCCATGATTCCAGCGGACAACGCGGCATCAGTGCCGGTCGCTCGAGCTAAATCCATCACGGCGGATGTCATCTCGTTGATTTGCTTTGGACTAAATCCCGCTCTGCCCAACTCAGTCATTAGCGTCGCGACTTCGACGGCCGTGAACGAAGTCGTTCGCCCAAGTTCCGACGCAACCGCGGTCATCGACTGCAAGTCTTCTTGGGACGCGCGGGTCACAGCTCCGACGGCCCGCATTGAATCGTCGAAACGTGCGAACTGCATAATCGACGCGGCAAACGGCGCAGCCATCGCCAAGCCCGTTGCACCGATTTTTTTTCCGATGCTTTGAATGCCGTTTCCAAAAGCATTAAAGCGTGATTGTGCTTCGCCGAGTGCTCGCGAGTACTTGTCGGACGCGCCGATTTCGACAAACGCGCGACCGGCGCGGATTCCACTCATACTCATCGTCTACGGCCTGACGCTGTTGGCAAAAAGGTTTGGAAACTTTGGGGCTTCTTTCGCGAGTGCGGGAGCCATAAACGGGCGTTTGCGAATGCGAATCGGTTTCTTTCGCCCTCGCGTCGTCACGTAGCTCTTGCCGCCGTGCTCCAACACTTCCGGAATTCGGACGCCGTCCGTTGACTTGAAAAGCAGCGGCCCGATCACGACGCTTTTGCGCAATGGTTCCCAAGCAAAAAGAATCAACCGCAAGTTACGCGCTGACTTGGTGTGCAATCGCGGAGGCTGGCCTGGCTGGCTGATTGTCGGGTCTTTGCGCCCGCGCAAATTCCCTTTGTTTCGCTTATTGGTTGCCCGCTTGCCCGCTGGTTTGATCGATCGCCGCGCCGTTGTGCGGACGAACGCGCCCGCCTTGCTCAATTGCCGACGCTTGGCACGATCGATTGCATTGATGACAGATGGTCGATCAAAAAATTGGTCGATCATCTTTATCGTCAACATTTACCGGCCTTAGTTTGTGAAGAGCGGCTTCAGCGCATGCAATTGTTCGTGCGTCATCGCGGGCTTGGCCACGACAGTGCGGAACGGATGGAAATCTTCTACTTTCGCGGCCTTGGTTTTCGGGCCACGGTTAGCGTTGAAGATCAGGGCCAGAATGGCGGCGGTGTGATCCCATGATGCAGAGGCATGTGATTCGGCGCGTGTGATCAACTCGGCCAGCGTCAGCGGCAGTGGGTCTACGCCGCAACGGCCTGCGATAGATTCGATTTCGAGCCAACGGTCAACGCATCGTCGATTGCCTTGTCGATCGTCCCGTCGTTTAGCATTGCTTGAAGCTTCGCGTCCGCTTCGTGGCAATACTTGTTGGCCTTGTCCATCACCCGGCGAAGCATCGCCCGCCGGGCACCGGGGAAAAAATCGACAAGTGCCTCCAACAAAGCAGACACACCGGTTTCGATCGCTTCGCCGTCGAGGTCACCCGCGAAGTCTTCATCGGTGACTCCGACCGCGTCTGCCTGTGGCTTGATCACCGCAAACAAAACGTCGACCAACTTCATCGGGTCGTTCGTCAATTGATGCAGGACTTCCGGGTTATCGATCACGCTCATCAGGTCGATGTCGGTGAGCGATTTGACTCGTTTCATCTTGGCGACGTTGAGCGATAGATCCCAGGTATGTTTTCCGGTGCGAAAAGTTTTCATGATCAGCTTGGTAAAAGTTGGTGTACAGCCTTTAGGCGTTTCAGCACTAGCGGCCCTGGCGTTTTCTCGCAGGTGCAACAACCTCAGTTGCAACAACCTCAGTTGCAACAACCTCGGGTTCAACAACCTCGGGTTCAACAACCTCGGATCCCGCGACGCTCGATTGTGCGACGTCTAACGGTTCGTCCTTTGCCGTTTTTACATCCAGCAAAATTCGCAACCATTCGATCGGCACCGCGACGGAGTCACCGCTCGCACGTCCGCACACTTCGCGAAGCGCCGCTTCGATTTCGGTTTTCAGCATTGGAGATTGATGAGTAAAGATTGATGTTTAGTGATTGCAGTTTGCAGATTTGGATAATCAAATCTGCAAACTACAATCGGAAAAATGTTATAGCGCGGTGAGAACCATCCACACTGGCAAGAGCAAAACGCCCGCCAACTTGTGTCGCGCAAACTCGACTTTGATCTCAATGCGTCGACCGTCCTCAAGCTGCTCGTCAATTGGAAACTCCATTACGATCCCCGGAAAGCGAAAGCCTTGGACAACGCGACCCGCGATGCCAGCGATCGGCCCATCCAGGACAGCGAATTGCATGACCGTGTCGTTGATGTACGATCCGCGTAACGCGTTCAAGACAGCATCATCGCCGGCATCGCACAAATATCCGAACGACAGGTCCATCGACTTCAGCCCTGCGCCCTTGGGGTTCCAGCCTCCGGTTCCACGGCTTGGCAAGTCGATCGCCGTTTTCGAAATGCCCGGTTGTGAGACGTCGACGGCATTGGGGACGGCAGCCAGCGAAGGCGAGGCCCAATTAGCGATCGCGTCATAACCCAGCACGCAGTCTTTACCGATAACAGTCATCGAGAGCTCCAGATAGGGCGACGCGTGTTACGCGTCGCCGGGTGATAAGATGGTTTGATTAGGCTTTCGCAATTCGCGAAAACGTGACAGTCCAAACGCCGCGAAGTACGTTCATGGATTTGGCGGCTTCGATGTCGTAGAGCGGTTCGGTACTCATACTCACCAGCGTCGCACCGCCGATGGTGCCAGCCATCGAAGCACGTTCGATAACGTCACCGATGGCTTGCATTAGTGCCACAAATGCGGCCAGGTCGGTTTCGCTTGGTTGGCCGTCGACCATGACGGCTGTTTTGTGCGGTGCAATTTGCACGACGTGTTCTCGCTTCGTGCTCGCTCGCGAAGCCAGCGTGCGACTTTGCATTCGCGGTGCGACTGCGACGCGTGGCGCGACCAAATCAGCAGGTCGATAGATCGGCAACAATCGCCGCTCGATAATCGTGCCGGTGGGCAACTGGGATCCTGCCGCAGTCAGCAGCGACACAACAGCGTCGGCTAGGACGATGTCCATTGTTGGTGTTTAGCCTTTAGGCGATTGGATTTTGATGGGCGGCTAAAGCCTGGACACCAACTACTCATCCAAATCTCGCGAGTGAATGCGGATGCGTTGGTGCGACGTATCGGAATAACGCCAGGGGCGCTGTCCAGTCGGTGCGTAGATCTCGTATCGTGATCCGTCCAGCGAATCGGTCACGATCCAACCACGGGCTGGCAAAACGCGTTCAGCGGCCAGGTTGACCAGGTCAGATGCAGCCACCAGCCAATCTCGTGAGCGCATCGTGACGACCACTCCGTCGTTTTCGACTTCGTCGAATTGCGTGACGCCGGCCGTAGCGGGCAAGGTAATCGACAATGTCGGACTGACCAGGCGGTTGGTGATCGTGACCGCCCGGGCAGCGTGTTGTTTCAGGGTTGCGCCAAACCATGTCGACGCGGAGGCAAACATGTCAATCATAATTTGCCTTATTCGCAATCATCGGCAGTCGAAATCTTGTGACCATGATCTTCGTCGGTGACGCGTACGACTTTTTTTAGCGTGTCCCCAGCCTCAAAATCATATAACCCACGGTGGGCCAAATCTTTCAGAGCATCATCGGGGTTCGCTGCATCGCTCTTGTGCCACTTATCGCGATTCGCATTGGCTATTTTCAGCATCAGCATCGGAAACTCCGGCGGTGCGCAGATCATGCAGTGGGAGCCGTTGCGGGCGGGGTGATTTGCAAGACCTTTTTTGTTCCGACTGCCTTGGTGATGGCGTCGGCAACTTCGGCGCCGAGCCGTGACACCAGTTCATCCTTCCATGACACGGACAACTTGCCTTCAGCGTATTCAATCCGATACCCGCCACGATTGATTACCAGCTGTGGGCTCGCCTCCAAATCAGCGAGTGCCAACGCAGTAATCGATTTGACTTCGCTTTCTAGCGAGCGAACTCGCCGGCCCAGCTCGGTCATCTCTTTGCGGCACTCGCTATAGCGATCAAGCTGGGCTTTGGTGACTTTGGGCATCGTACAATTGTCTCAAAACTGAAAACTGAAAACTGAAAACTTCTTCCTA